ATTGGGGAGATTCCAGAGACCTGGAGGTGTTGTAATGACAACGAGGAAGAAAATAAAGGAGGAGCTCATTGAGCTCCCGAGAGGCCAGTATGAGCTCCGTCATGTTTCTGACGGTAGCCTAAGCGGTTCCGTGTCAACCCAAAGCTACGCTGAGCGTACAAATTACGCAAAGATTAGCTATGAAACGGGTTCTGCGCGCGACAGGAGTAAAAACTGTCGTCATTCGCAGCTAGAGACTGTTGTAGAAACTATTACAGGATCTAGGTACTACGATACCCTACATGACCTCTGCCATCATGGCTCCCGATCAACTTTTTGGGAAGCCGATGGTGGAACGTTTTCCTCGTTGGTGCCCACAACCGCTGCCATCGACGGCTTTAATGCCGAAGCTTTTGCTGCTATGTCTCCTAGTTTTGAGACAGATTTGCAGCTTACCAACAGTTTGTTGGAGCTTATCGAACTTAAGCAAATACTTAAGCTCGGGTTACGATGGGGGAAATTCGCCAAGAACCTTAAGAAACGTTTCCAACTGCTTAAACGTCAGGGTGCCCGTCGTGCATTAATGCAGACGGCCCGTACGATTGCAGAAGGTCACATAACTTGGGCTTTTGGTATAAGACCCTTTATCAGCGATTGTGAAAAGCTCTACCAAGTATTTACGCAGTGGTCGTCAAGCATCAACGACTTTCTAGCGCGGAGAAAAGTAGAGCAAGTTCGTCACTACACCAAGACACTTGAGGATGAAAGTGGCGAAGTTGATTACGTAGTGTCGCAAACTCGGTGCGTTACCGAGTTTAACCGCTCTTGTAAGCTATACGCAACAATGCGTTACACTTACGATTGCGGTGATCTGCAATCCTTAGCAGATCAATGCAACATACTACGTGACAAACTCGGCCTACGGTTTGGCCTTGCAGAGCTGTGGGAAGCAATACCCTTCAGCTTTGTTGTCGACTGGTTCTTGCGAGTCGGCGACTTCTTAGAGCGGAATAGGAAACCGCTTGTGAAGATAGACCTTACCGTAACGGACTACTGCATCTCGTATAAAGCAGAGATGTCAAAAACCGGGTTTACTCGGTTACTTAATGGGCGACTAACACCGCACGATTTTCAACGTGTGGGATATGTCATCCAAAAAGAGTACGTCCGTAAAAGAACACTACCCAACTCTGGAAGCACCTTCATTAATTCCGGCCATTATGGCCAAAACCAGCTGGCGCTCTCGGCTTCGTTGTTGACACTTTTGTCAACTAACCGACGAAGTTGAGTAGCCTCAAGCGTTACTCGGAGGACATCACCATGGCAACAGACCCAACAGTCATCAACGACGGAACTGCCGATAAGACTTACAAATTGGTCTCTTTAACTGAAAAAGAGGCCTTGTGGCGTGATCAAGCCACGTCTATGTCGGAGCCTAGTACCCTACGTATCTCTCACCAGCCTGCAAAAGACTCAAGCGGGTTGGATCGGCATCTCATTGCTCTTTCTATGATCAATGAGGATGAAGACGATGAACAAACCCCTTACCAGGGGACCGTTCACGTCGTCATTGCCGCACCGCGTAAAGCGGTGACTGAGGCAGAACTGCTCAAGGAGTGGATTAAGTTAGAAACTTATATTACCGCTAATTTTGCAGCTCTTTACGATGGGTTCATGCCCTAAAAATGTTAGGGTGTCGTTGGCATAACCACAAAGAGGGTTACGCTGGGTGCGCCCCAGGAAATACTTGGGGTCCACCCTTAATTATGACTCTTAGATGCTGGGTCCACGCCATACGTGATGACTCCTGGATAGGAGCCATCTATGTACGACGGTGACATGAAAAGCCAGGAGAACATTATGCTAAACCTCTATAAGGCTATGCTTAATGATCTTGGCAAACAACACCAGATCTCAGTTAACGAGATTGCACGAGACTTAGAAATCGTCGTGTCTCGAACTCAGGCTGAAGGCCCGAGCTTTCTCACAAAAACTCTACCAAAATTTGGTAAAGCCCTTGACAAGGCTTTGCTGGTAGAGGAGTTCACCCCAATGTCAGAGTTTTCGCATGACAAAGGGACGGCTTACCCTCGGCTTTTCCGAAGGCTAACCGAACTCGTTTTTGAGAGGGAGGGAATGTTGAAGGCGGAACCGGATGTTGCTGCTATACAATCGCTGCGACAACTGGCGTACCTGTTTTACAAGTACGACCTGCCTTACCAAGATCTCACTGTTAGACTGTCTGTAGAAGAGTTCGTTGATGTCGATCAATCGATCGCACCAGTGGGTTCTGATATAGACACTATCGCAACCATTTATCATGGACAGGAGGTGCTAAATGAGGTATTTAGCACGTTTGACCTTGAGTTTTCTAAGGTCGAACTCACGCCCAAGAATGGTCCAGGAGCAGTGGCCCACGGCGAAGAGCCGTGGCGTAGGTATGAGCCGCATCGTCGCTATATTAGCCTCGACAAGCTCATTCCCTATGAATCGTTCTTTCCTTACAACGATCGCCATCTGTTTGATCATTGGGACAAGTATTGGGATCTACCTTACCGCGAATCCGCAGGTACTGCAGTTTTGTTGGCAGTGCCTAAAGACTCTCGCGGGCCTAGGTTGATCTCAAAGGAGCCTCAGGAATACATGGCTTATCAGCAAGCCCTAAAAGGCAAGCTTTATAGCCATCTTGAGACTCATCCTATTACAGCAGGTCACGTAAATTTTACGGACCAGACTGTGAATGGGAACTTGGCCCTCCGGGCATCGAAGGATGCAACGCTCGCTACACTGGATTTAAGTGCAGCAAGTGATAGACTTTCACTTGGGCTCGTGGAGGCTCTCTTTGAGGGCCTTCCGAACCTGAGTGAATATTTGCTATCCGCAAGGACGGCAAAGACACGTCTACCGAATGGTCACATCATCTTCACGCGAAAGTACGCCCCTATGGGGAGTGCACTAACATTTCCTATTCAGTCGATAGTGTTTTATTCGCTATTGGTTGGGGATTTGGTACGTGGGGGGATGCCGTTACGCGAAGCAGCAAGATCTGTGTGGGTGTATGGGGACGATATTATTGTCCCTACATACTATGCACCTGAAGCCATAGCCGTACTCGAGAGAGTCGGTCTAAAGGTCAACACAGACAAAAGCTGCTACAGCGGCCACTTTCGTGAGTCTTGCGGGATTGACGCCTATAACGGCGTTGATGTTACACCCGTCAAGATAAAGAAAGTTTGGCAGCCCGCTGCGCTTGCAAAACAAGCGCGGAAAGGGCAAGGGTATCCAGTAAAATGGGATACCGCAAGCACAAAGCCGGAGATTACCACGATCCAAGCTTGGGTCGACTACGCCGATGGTTTATTTTGGCGTGGGTATTGGGAAACAGCATCATGCATTTGCGAGATGCTAAAGCGTGCAATGGGTAAGAAGATTATGCCCTGCGTTTCGCTTGATTCACCCATAATGGGTATGCAGGCCTACTCGAAAGAGGAGGCTATTGCATCCAATACCGAAACCCAAACGTGGTCATCAGATCTACAGTGCTACATGTACCAAGGCCTTGCGGCCAAAAGTACTAGTTTTATGGCACTGACTGATGGGTGGCTAAGGTTGTCCAACTGGGCTTGGAATAACACCCAAGTTCAGGAGGAAGAGAAGGCAATGGATGCCCAACCTTTTGCTACAGGTCTATTCACTCGTAGACATCGAGTGACTAAAAAACATGTCTTGGTGGCGGAATCGCAGCTGTAGATGCGCAGCTAAGGTTTCGCTGGAAAGGGTTCG